ATCGAAGAGGGCGCAGATTACGTGGTTATAAACTATGATGGCGTTGCCATAGTACGTGACGAGATAAAAAAGGGTGGCTTTGATTTAATAATAGTTGATGAAGCAACACATTACAAAAATGTACGAACTACAAGATGGAAAATATTACATAGTATATTGAAAGAAGATACGTGGCTATGGATGATGACAGGTACACCTGCGTCTCAAAGTCCTGTTGATGCTTACGGTCTAGCTAAAATGATAGATAGAAATAAAGTACCTAGATTTCATGGTGCTTTCAAAGACATGGTAATGTATAAGGTGTCTAAGTTTACTTGGAAAGTAAGAGATACCGCTACTGATATAGTGTATAGAGCTTTGCAACCTGCCATAAGATTTACAAAAGAACAATGTCTAGACTTACCTGATATGGTCTACACAAAAAGAATGGTTGAATTAACGGCTCAACAGAAGAAATATTATAAGAAGCTGAAAGACCAAATGGTGATGGAAATAACAGGAGAACAGATTACCGCTGTAAACTCCGCTGTATCTATGAACAAACTACTGCAAATATCCGCAGGGGCAATATATACAGATGATGGGGCGGTGCTAGAGTTTGACACGAAGAATAGGTATAAAGTATTACGAGAAGTGATAGACGAGTCGAGCCAAAAAGTTCTGGTCTTTGTTCCGTTTAAACATGTTATAGATATACTGACAGATAAGCTTAGATCAGAGGGTATATCTACAGAAGTAATACGGGGGGATGTACCTGCACACAAGCGAACTGAGATATTTAAAAAATTTCAAACCACCGATGACCCACAGGTACTCGTGATACAACCACAAGCAGCAGCTCACGGTGTCACGTTAACAAGAGCAAATACAGTTGTGTGGTGGGGGCCTACGAGTAGCCTTGAGACTTACGAGCAAGCTAACGCTAGGGTGCATAGGTCAGGGCAAAAACACAAAACGACTGTCGTTCAGTTGCAAGGGTCTAACGCAGAAAGACACGTTTATAGGTTATTAGATAACAGAATAGACGTACACACAAAGTTAATTGATCTTTACAAAGAAATACTTGACTAATGTATAATTAGTGACTATATGTAATTATATAATAAACAAGGGGTAGAGAAATGGTGGATGTAACTCCAGATAAGCTTACTAAAGCTTTTATAAAAATAAGAACCGAGCGAGCTTTGCTTCAAGCAGAGTTTAAAGAAAAAGAAGCGAAACTTATAAGACAACAGGATCGCGTTAAACAGGCAATGTTGGATCATTGTGAAAGACACAATGCAGAAAGCGTAAGAACCTCAGAGGGTTTATTCTTTAGGTCTAGACGTGTTAAGTACTGGACTAGTGATTGGGATGCTATGCACAACTTTATTCTTGAGCATAATGTTCCACAGTTGTTAGATAAACGTATTAATCAGTCTAATCTTAAAGAGTTCCTTGAGGAAAACCCCGATACAACACCAAGGGGTTTAGAAACTGAAACCGAAGTAGTAATTTCTGTGAGGAAAAAATGACAAAAAACTTAGAACCATTTGTACCTATAGAGGACTTAGCGAAACACTTTAATGTTTCTATATCTACAGTTCGTGCATGGGTACGCCAAGAACACATACCGAAAGATACTTATATACAACTAGGTAGCACTTATCGGTTTCGTGTGGGAGATGTGGCAAACGCATTAACCAAAATCAAAGTCGAGAAGCGTATAGACACTGCTATGGATACTATGCCTATTGATGAGCTAGACGATCTTGTCGATGAAGACTATTAACAACTATAACCTCTTAGGAGAGCGAAATGACTGATACTTATAAAATTTCTAATGTAGAAGCCTTATGGCCTAAAATTAATACAACTTATGCTTTTGATCAGAAAGCAAATAAGTCTATGCCGTGTAATGCTACGGATAACAATGCTGAATATTCTATACAGTTTCGTATGAATAACGGTCAAGCGAAAGAGTTATTTTTAGCTATGTCTAAATCGTACCAAGCTAACAAACAATCTAATTGGGCAGAAAAATTAGAACGCCCTTTTGTAAAAGATGATGATGGTACTTTTACTTATAAGGCTACTCTTAAAGGGGCATACAAAAGTGGGCCTACAACGAAGCCCCTGCAAGTAGACGCGAAGGGTAACAAACTACCTGATGACTTTTTATTGACTACAGGTAGCACGGTAAATATTGCCGTTCAATTTTACCCTTATGATTTTGGAGGGAAACAAAACATATCTTTAAGGTTAAAAGCTGTGCAAGTTGTTAAGCACGTACCTATGGAAGACAGAAATCCTTTTGACATTGTAGAAGGATTTGATATTACGGACTCTAACCCTTTTGCTAACGGTGCTGTAGTTAACATCACCGCTGAAGATGCAGAGTCCGTAGAAGAGCCGAAGAAAGTCGTCAAGAAATCAGCCCCACCACCCACCGAGACTGATGATGACTTGAGTGCTATAGTCGATAATTGGGATGACTAATTATTAACTGCGCTCCACCGTGGCTAGGGCATTGCGTCCTCTGAATTGCGTCCCGAAAAGAGTATAATGCAAATACTCCTGCCACGGTGTCTTCAAATTTTTATAGGTGGGAATTATGGAAACAAAAACATTTTTAAAAGGAGTTCTAGACGGCAGTGGGCATTACTGTGTGTGGGCTTTTAAGGATGACCGTACAATACAAAAGTTTTACGACTCAATAGATGCTCTAGTAGATGCCTCTAATAATTTAGACGAGGAGGGCTATAACACTTATTTCGGTTTAGCCACGTTTGAAACCCCTCAATCTCGTAAAGTAACTAACATAAAATCTCTTAGCTCTTTCTTTTTAGATTTAGATTGCGGTGAGGGTAAGGACTACCCTAATCAGAAGGAAGCTTTAGTTGCGAGCCAGGTGTTCTGTAAGAACGTAGGTCTACCAAAACCTGTTATGGTAAACTCAGGTAATGGGGTACATGTGTACTGGGCGTTAGAAGAAAGCATACCCTATGATGATTGGTATTCGGTAGCATTGAGGCTTAAACAATTATGCACAGAAAATAATTTGTTAGCTGACCCTGTGGTAACGGCTGATGGCGCTAGGGTGTTACGTATTCCTAACACGCATAATTATAAAAACGGTAATAAGAAACAAGTGCTATTTATTGGCAATGAGGCAATTACTCCAATAAGTTTTGAGAAGTTTTCTAATCTATTAGGTGGAGGTATAAAAGTACCATCTAAGGTAGAACCTGACGAAAGAGTAAGTTCATTAGAAGAAGCTATGATACGCAACTCTGAATATAAATTTAAAAACCTGTTAGTGAAAATACAAAAGGGTGTTGGGTGTGGGCAAATAAAGCACATAGTAGACAATAGAAAAACATTAAGTGAACCTATGTGGAGAGCAGGATTATCTATAGCTAAGAAATGTGCAGATAAAGAAAAAGCCATAGCTTTTATATCTATGGGGCATGCTGGGTATGATAAGACGTTAACAGAAGAGAAGGTTGATCTTATAAAACGTCCCTTTCTTTGCACTACATTTGATGAACATAACCCAAAAATATGCCCAAACTGTCCTCATTGGGGAAAAATAAACTCCCCAATTAAATTATGCAAAGAAATTAAACAAGCTTCAAAGCGAGATGATATACCTGAGTATCCAAAGCCATACTTTAGAGGTGCGAATGGTGGCATATACATAAGAAATATAGACGGTGATGGTGAGCCAGAAGACAAGATGATATACCAAAACGACTTATACGTTACCAAACGTGTACGTGATTCGGAGATAGGGGAAGCCATTGTGATGCGATTGCACTTGCCTAAAGATGGGGTAAGAGAGTTTACTATACCTCTAACTGCGGTAACTTCAAAAGAAGAACTAAGAAAACAACTATCTATGCAAGGCATAGCTGTAACTAGAACGGAGGAACTAATGAAATATACAACAACATGGGTTAATGAACTGCAAAGTCAGAGTGAAGCTGATGAAGCGCGTAGACAATTTGGGTGGGTAGATGATGAACTCACAGGGTTTGTGTTAGGTAAGGAAGAAATACAAGCAGATAGAATAAAATCTAACCCTCCATCTACAGCGACAACAGGGATGTTTTCTTATTTTGAACCAAGGGGGACTTTAGAGGGTTGGAAAAAAACAGCAAACTTTTACAACCGTGAACATTTTGAACTGCATCAATTTGTTGTTGGCACATCTTTTGGTTCCCCACTAGTAGCATTAACTCCTATAAACGCTGTAACTTTACATTTGCATGGGCTTACAGGTGTAGGTAAGACAACGGCTATGAAAACAGGGTTAGCTTTATGGGGCGACCCAATGGAGTTAATAACAGATAGATATGATACACTTAACCACAGGATGAACAGAGGAGAGGTCTATCACAGCTTACCTCTCTACATGGATGAACTTACGGAAATGAAAGGCCCTGAGTTTTCTTCATTAGCTTATCAGTTAACAGGTGGTAAACAAAGAGGCAGAATGTCTGCAAATAGTAACGTAGAGCGTCAAAGAGGTAAACCTTGGAGACTGATCTGTGTTTCATCAGCAAACGCAAGCATGATAGAACAAATAAGCATGGTTAAAGCCATGCCCACAGCAGAAGCGCAAAGAGTGTTAGAGTGCCGTGTTAAAAACTTAAAAAGTATACTAGAAGATAAATCGGAGACCGATAGACTCGCGCAAGAAGTAGATGTAAACTACGGTCATGCAGGTAAGATATACATACAGTACGTGATGAATAACTTAGAGGAAGTAAAAAAACTTCTTCTTCAGGTGCAAGCATCCGTAGATCAAAAGGCAGGGCTTTCCGCAGAAAACAGATTTTGGTCTGTATTAGTTTCTTGCACAATGACAGGATTAATATTAGCGAAACGTATTGGTCTTGTAGATTACGATATTAAGAATTTATTTGCATGGGCAGTAGATTTGTTGAAAAGCAACAAAAGGGGTGTGAATGATATGAGTGTATCTGTAGAGGACACGTTAAACGACTACATACATGAACACTGGAGTAACGTGTTGTGGATAAAAAGTACAGACGATGTTCGTGCAGGAGCAGAGGGAGTTACAGATTTAGTCATTCCAGAATCTTTAGCTAGAGGACAACTTGTTGCACGATATGAAACAGATCTAAAGAAAGTTTATCTTTTACCTAAACCGTTAAAGAAGTGGTGTGGGGATCAACAGATAAATTATAGTTCTTTTGTGCAAGACCTTATATCTAAATTAAATGGTAGAAGGGGTAAAACAAGATTGAGTAAAGGCACAAAGATGAATTTACCTCCGACAGGCGTGATAATAGTGGATTGTTCTTTAGATAATGAATCAAGGAATACTAAAAATTGATGATCTAAACCCTGATGGTGTGAGGATTATAGTAAACTGGGATAGCATGGTAACAAGTTCCTCTGTGTTCATCTTGTGTATCAACACAGAAAAGTGTATAGGGCAAGTGGATAAGATAGCTAAACGTAAGGGGTGGACTATAGAAACTCAGGTTAGAGAAGAAAATAAAAAATTAGGTGTTCGTGTTTGGAGAATATTATGATACAGTGTTGAAGTACACTATTTCTCTCCCCCAACTAACCCCCTTCGGGGGGTACTTTTTAATCATATTCCTGTTGTAATTCTAAAAAAGTTTCTTGCAAAAGAGGGTTTATAACCACACCATTATACATTTTTGTTGTAGTCCTCTGATGCGTTTTTATAGATTGTTTTTCAGTTTTTGGATCAATAATTGCTCCAGGAAATCTGTTAGATACTCTATCGTTAAATTTATTTATCTTATCTCTAACTGCATCTTCCCCTTCAAAATCAAAATTTCTTATTGTTATGTACAATTCTTTTAGTAGCTTTGACCTTTTACTAGAGAGAGCTTTACCTAGTGCAACTATATCTTGGTTCTTTTCTTGTCTGAAAGTATATTCTGTAGGTGGAAATCCAAACATTTGAAAGATAAGTTGTCCACTAGTAACATCATCATAGATAGGATCACCACGTCTTGTAAGATAGCCCTCGCGCCCAACTCTACCAAAAGGAGACGCTTTTACAAAATTAGCTACACCCGAAGGAGCAAGGCTTTCAAAAGCGCGTTCATATTCACCTTCACGAATATCGTTAACCCCTCTACCTAGCTTCTTCATAACACTTAAAAATGGCCCCCCGATCACACCGCCTATAACTTCTTCTGCAGATTGATCTGTGTTGTACCTGTTTTCCTGAAACAACAACCCAGTCATTTTTACACGATCAGATACGTCTATACCTGCAAATTCTGCTATGACCCCTTTGTATCCTAACTCACCAAACTGTTTTCTAACTAGAGTATCAAAGTCATCCTCATCATCATCCAAAAACATATTAGATATTACTTTAATTGCCCCATACAATGGCAACCCATGTATACCTGCAACAAAGAAAACTGCGCCATGTAGACCTATAAGTTGTTTGAACGCTATACGTCTTTCCTCTGAAGATAAAGATTTGTCGCTATCTAACGCAATTTTGGCAGTCTTGAGCATAGTGTGGTACATTCTCATACCAAACGTTTTATACATCATAGCCACACGCCCTATGCCCTGCTGTGCCACACGAGGAGCAGTTTCTAATACTGCACCGCCATTTGTTTGTTGAGTCATATATAAGGCTTCTTTTGCTGCCAACTCTTGAATTTCTGTTTTAGACATTTTTTTAGGAAAAACTGTTTTGCCTTCGTACATACTAGGAAAAGGCTTACCTGTTTCTAATCTATCTAATACTAAACTATGACTTGCTAACATGGTAACCTGTCTATTAAGACGTTCAGCTACATTAAACATAAGTGCAGATAGCCCAGATATTTTATCTAAAAGAGAACCTTGTTGCTTCCTGCCTCTTTCATTAAGACCTAAAACATCAGCCATAAAACTCCTGTTTAAAAGACCTCGTTGTAACGCCATCTTCACAAGAGGTTTTATTTTTTCTAAATTTTCTTTTTTAATTCGACCATCTAAATCTTTACGAATAGTTAGTTCTCCAGTTTCAGAGTTTAAATCATAAAAGCTATCTAAAGATATACCTGATTGTTGCACTAATTTATAAGCTTTACCTAGCTCTACTACGGAATTTTTTACCCCGAACTGCCCCTGCAAATAAGAGAATACAACGATTGGTATTTGAGAAAGATTAACTACGGCAGATGATGGGTTAAAACCTATGGTATAAATAAATGCTGTTTGGTTCGCGGTCTTAACAAACCGTTCAAAATTTTTGTTACCTGCACCTGCACTAGCAAATTTAATTCTTTCTAGTAATTCATTACCCACGGCTTCAAAAGTAGGCTCAAAGCTTTTTGCAAATCTACCTACAATACTTTTTGGTATTTTTGCATTCTTCGCCCCCTCTTTCATAACGGCTCTTATCTCTGCTTCTTTCTGGCGTAACTTTGCACCATTTGATATACGTGCTATCTGTCTGCCTAAATCAAAACCCTTTGTTCTAAAAGCTTCTAACGTGTCAGTGTTGTAACCTGGATTACCTTTACGTGGTTGCAACGATCTAGCAAAAGATGTTTCTGGTAGGGTATTTATATACAGGCTTATAAACTGATCGGTTATCGTTTTTTTAGTTTCAGAATCGCCTTTTAATCCTGCATCCAATATATTTAATACATCACTTATAAATGAACCACTAGGGGCGTTATTAAATATTTTACGATCAATATCTAAAGTATCGCTTGTTTTTATTTCTCCTACAGCTATATTGTTGTCTTTTATTCTTTTCATCTCAATATCTCGTTGTTCTTTAGTTTGAAACAACTGTACAACGTATGGGTCTATACCCTCTTTATCTTTAAGTTCGTAACTTAATTTATACTTACCATCTCTCATTAAAGGGAAGTACACGTTCAATTTATTTTTATCAAACAGCTTCTTAAATATATCATTTTTCAACGCATCTTTAGATTCTTTATCCATGTCAGTGCTGTCTATTTCACTATAAAGAACTTGTTGTAGCTTATCAAACTGCTTTGTGTAGTAATCTCTCATCCTGTTATATACGTCTTGTCCTTTTTTACCTAACTTGTTCCAATCCTGTTGTCCTCTTCTCCAAGCTTCTACTTTACTGTTACCGTCTATAGTTTGAGGATTGCCGTCTTTATCTACATAGTTACTTTCTTTTTTGTTAGGGTCTACCTGATACAACGTAGAACCATACTCTGGATGATAAACAAGATTATCTAAATGTTTTACTAGTTTAGGGTTATCTTTAAACCACTTAGATATTTTTTCTGCTTCAGCAGCAAAGGTTTTGTCTACACTATCCATATCCCCACGTTGATTTTCAAACGCCTCGTGAGTTTCCAAACCTAGTTGTTTATATCCTGCATCTCTTGCAACATCCCCTAAACCTTGAGAATCTAGAACTTGCAAAGATAAAGCTCTAGCTGTTCTACTCATTTCATAAAGTGCATTTCTACCTCTTTGCCCTAGACTTGGATCTGCGCCTTTACCAGTATAAACGTCTTTTATGTTTTCACTCCAAGTTTTCATGTACTTTAAAGCACCCTCTTTTGTAGAGAGCATGTTTAGTTTGTTTGCATCTCTGTACTTCGGGGCTGGAGCTATGATAGCTTCTATATGGTCGCTAAATTCTGATAGAGCATCTGTTTGTTTTAGTTTTAATTTACCACCCGTCATACGTTTTATGAAATTAGCAACTGCATTAATAAATCTTTGTAACGCATTTATGGGGTCGCCTTTTGGATTAACTGATGCCAGTTCTGCCTGAAACTCTGGGTTACTAAAAGCCTCTGAAACAAACTCATCTAAGTTTTTAGAACCTCTAGCTGTCCCCATGTTACCTTTAACATCGTTAAATAACGTGTTAAGCTGCTTAGTCATAGGGTGGCTTTTATTTGCTAAAGTTGCAGAAGTAACAGCGTGAGCTACTTCATGTAGAAGAACGTGCGAGTTCATACCCTCAGTTTTACTTATCTCTATGGTGTTTGTTTTTGGGTCAAACGACCCTACTTTATTATCAGGAAGACTAGAGACTATCTTTATCTTAGTGTCACCTATGTTTTCTGCTAATTTTTTACCTAGATTTCTTATAGTCTTAGGTAGAGGCATAGCAGCTAACGCATTTTTCAAATCACCCTCTGTTAATAACCCCCGCACATCAGGAGATAGAGGGTCAGCTAAATCGCTTATGTTTTCGTTTGGTAAATACATTATGCTATGACCAAGAAACTGTTCTGTTATTGCTTTTTTCGATGTTTCTTCTGACAGACGTGTTGCTACATAATCATTAGTTGCATCTGTTAGGTTGGTCTTCATCCATATGATAGCTTGACGTGCTTTTTCTGCTCCCGACCCCTCAGTAAATTTATCCTCTACGAACTCACGTACAGCGTCTTCGCCTATTAATATCTCAGGATTCTTTTGTTTATCCTTTTGCTCTTTTCTATATTTTTCTTTTTGATACTTAGCATCAAAGACTATCTGTTCTAAACCTTGTACTATGGAGCCGACTTTACCAAAATACATTTTCGCAGCCAGTGCCTCTTTATTCTTTGCCTCTGGTTTAGATTCTAATAGGTCTAAAATTAATTTTTTATCCCTTGACGTAGTAGGGTCTGGTATTGATTTAGACTCTAAAGAACGTACAGTTCTATCTCCTTTACCCTCTGAAACTAAAGTTATTTTCTCTGGTGTAAAAGCTTTAGCCTGAGTTCTTTTCACTACATCAGATTTTTTGTCGAAGCGGTCTTTAAACTGTTTATCAAGTTCAGTGCGTTTACCTGTTTCTTGAAGATTTAACTTTGCTGTAAACTTATCAGCACCTTTTATACCCGCTGTTCTTTCCTTAGTTAATCTTGTTTTTTCTTTCTTTTTGTCAGTTATCTTTTGTCCAGCTTTAATCTGAGCATTAAGAAAGTCAGTACGAGTTTTTACATCTCCCACACCGCTAGTTAAGACACTAGATATATTTTCTAACGTTTCTTTTTTAGGATCATAATTGTCTATTACATTTTGTAAATTTTGTTCTGGTATGTTAATACCCATACGCTCGCCAAACAGTTTAGCTGAAGAAACTTTTTCTACAGCTTTTTTTGACACATTTTTTTGTTTTGTTGTGTCTACAAAAACTTCACCCGTTTCGGTAGCGGTGAGTGTTAGTGGAGCGTCTCGTTGTCCATCTCTTCCAACGTCATCTGAAGTAGGTATCCCAGCTTTTCCCAATCCTTGACCGATAGGTGGTTTAAGTCCTTGGGTATCTTGATCGGCTTGTCGTCTTGCACCGTCCACATCATCTGAAACGCCTTTTCTACTTGCTTCACGGATAATCTTGGCATCTTCATCAATACCTCCTTTCCCTGCAAAATAAGCGTTTAAATCATTATAAATTTCAGCTTCTTCTGCTTGTATAAACTGATCTTCTTGCTGTTGTTCTTCTTTAGTAAGAGGTCTTATTTTCCCTTCACGAGTCGTTATTAGTTTGCCTTTAGGATTTAAATTGTCTGTAGGTTGTGTTTTTACTGAAGGTAAGTCTTTTGCTTTGCGTAGTTCGTCTATCTTACTATCAACTTTTTGTAATTCTTGTTTTGATTTTGTTAGTAATGTCTCAATCATAGGATTAGATACAGATTTTTTAGCTTCTTCACCTGACCTAACAATATTACGTAACTCTTCTGATTTTTTTACCAACTCATTCGTTTGATCTTGAATTGTTTTATCAGTAATTTGTTTTGTTGGAGCATCTTCTTTATCAAAAAGACCTAACTGGGTATCATCAGAGTATGAATATACTCTTCGGTTGTCACCTTTTTCAATTATACCAAATAATTCACCTTGCCTTGGGTCTTTTTCTTTTATTGTTCTACTAGTAGGGGTAATTCCTAAATTAACATCGTCAAACAGCTCTGTCTGTCCCCCAATGGGTACAGTAGGTTTAGGTTTTTTACCTAAATCAGCATCTTCATCAAACAACTCACCTTGTTCTCTACCTTCTGGTGTTTCTGCCCCTGTTTTTTTACCCCCACGTCTTGGTGCAATCATCTCAACAAAAGTTTGTACAAACGCACCTACACCTGCACCTAAACCAAAAGCTTCGCCAGAACCTTCAAATGTACCTTGTTCTGGATTATATACACCTTGTTCAATAAGATTTTGTCCAACAGCAGCAGCAAATTCTTGTAACCCTTCTACTCCTGCTTCTGCAAATATTCTTTTGCCTCTATCTATTAGTTTATCACTAACTTCCCCACCTACACCTTTTCTAAACTTATTTATTACACGCAGTGGAGATATAAGTTCTGATGCACCTATTACTGCACCTAATCTTGAAGCTACGTTTCTTTCTTCTTGAGTAGCTTCACCCTCCCTAGCACGTTCTGATGCTTCTCCTGCACCTGCACCCACAGCCAACGCCCCCGCAGCAATAGGATTTGCAATAGCTGCACCTGTTATTCCTGCAAAAGAACCAAGAGCTTCACCAAACTTACGTGGTATAGAACTAGCTCCATAACCAATATTTATATCGGGA